GTCAATTGTTCATGCAGACGCTGTAAGAAGCAATGGTGACACAGGATATGATGTCAGCTTAAACTTTAGTGTGGGTGCGGGTTTAGGGGGAGTGTTAAACTCAACCGCACCTACTGACAGTCTAATCACCGTAAGTGGCTCACATGACGTAAATGGTAGTAGTGCCACTTACATAGCATACCTATTCGCCACACTCGAAGGCGTAAGTAAGTGTGGAGGTTATACGGGTAACGGCTCAAGCCAGAATATAGCTTGTGGCTTTTCAAATGGTACTAGATTCGTACTCATCAAGCGTACAGACTTAGAAACCACTAACAGTGATTTTTATATCTGGGATACGGAGCGAGGAATTGTGTCTGGCAACGACCCACATTTATCACTAAACACAACAGTCGCAGAAGTCACATCAGATGATTCAATCGACCCTCAGTCTGCTGGCTTTACCGTCAATCAAGTGTCTGCCACGAACATAAACGTATCAAGTGGCGAGTACATCTTTTTAGCAATCGCATAAGACATATAAATAACAACATATAGAAACCATAGAGAGCGATAATGGCATTAACAACAAAATCGGAATTATCTGAATATTGTCTTAGGAAATTAGGCAAACCTGTCGTTGATATTAATGTCGATGTAGATCAGATATCCGACAGAATAGATGAATCCCTAGAATATTTTGGTCAATTCCACTATGATGGTATTGAGAGACTTTATCTCTCTCATACTATTACACAGGGAGATTTAGATCGAAGTGGAACAATCAATTCTTCTGTAGCAACACAGGATTCAGTTTCTGCGACTTGGACAGATAAAAATAATTGGTTCCCCCTTCCGGATTCTGTTATATCTATTCTCAATGTGTATCACCCATCCACAACATTTGGTGCTAACTGGTATAATCAAGCAGTCATAAATCAATCTGGACTAATCGACTTATCTTCAGATCAAGGTCTCGTTAATTATGAGACTATGAGAACTCATATTGATATGCTAGATAACTTATTAAATGATAAACCCTCAATTAGATTTAATCACTTAGCTTCTAAGTTATACTTCGATGATAAATGGTCAGACGTATTTAAGGTAGGGGATGTTATATTAATTGAATGTTACAGAAAAACCGATCCCTCCGTGGCGGTTAAACTCTATAATGATATGTTCCTCAAGAGATATGCAACTGCACTTATTAAAAGACAGTGGGGTCAAAACCTCCAGAAATTTAAAGGTATCGCAATGATCGGTGGCGTCGAGATCGATGCGGATACTATATACACTCAGGCACAAGAAGAAATTGAAAAACTTGAAGAGAAGATAATATCTACATATCAAGCTCCCTTAGATTTCATGATAGGATAGATCGTGGCTACCTCATCTTACTTCAATCATTCATATAAACCTGAATCTCGTCTCTACGAAGAAATAATCATAGAGCAAATAAAGGCATTTGGTCAGGATGTTTATTACCTTCCCCGAAAGTTAGTTCGAGAAGATAAGTTATTTGGGGAAGATATACTGGGAGAATTTAATGATGCATATGTCATTGAAATGTATTATGAAAATGAATCTATGGGTTCCGGTGAAGCGGATGCCCTGTCTAAGTTTGGTCTTGAACTAAGAGATGAAGCTAAATTCCAAGTTTCAAGACTTCGATTCGAGCAACTTATATCCCTTGATCAAAACCTTATATCCTCTACTCGTCCAAATGAAGGGGATTTGATATATTTCCCCTCACAGCATAGAAAGAAATTATTTGAAATTACCTTTGTAGAGGAAGAAGACTTCGAAAGACTTCATAATATTCCAGTATTTACATTGACCTGTAAACTCTTTGAGTATTCAAACGAGGCTCTTGATACTGGTGTTTCTGAAATAGATTTGATCGAAGATGCACGATCTACTAATACCATTGATCTGTACGATTTCCTTCTTGAAGATGGTTCCGGAGAATTATTCCTTGAAAATGGGTTTAATATGATGCAGGAAGAATATTCTATAGATAATATAGATAAGGGTTCTATCAACGATTGGCTTCAATTAGAGTCAGATGGAATAATAGATTTTACGGATTCTAATCCGTTCGGAGAAATATAATGTTGGGTGCTGATCCTTACTATCACGAAATACTGAAAAGAACCGTCATAGGGTTTGGTTCCATGTTCAATGAGATTTACCTTATTCGAAAAGATAAGGGTGGTGTCATTAAACAGAAAATGAAAATACCATTATCCTACGGTCCCAAGGAGAAATTCCTCACTCGATTGAGAGAGGATCCAAATCTTTCTAAGTCTGTAGCGATATCTCTTCCCCGAATAGGGTTTGAACTTGGTTCATTTAGTTATGAGTCAACCCGTAAACTTAATAAAATCAACACAGTAAAGATACCGAAGGTCGGAGACGATAAGGGAGTGAGTAAGCAATTCTCTCCTGTACCTTATAATGTGAGTTTTGAATTATTTGTGATGGTAAAGAATTCGGATGATGGTATACAAATCATTGAGCAAATATTACCGACATTCTCTCCTTCATATACAATGACGATAAAAGATTCGTCAGAACTAAAAAATAGTCAGGATGTGCCTATTGTACTTGATTCTGTGAGCTATGAGGATTCATATGAGGGAGATTTCGTTTCAAGAAGAGCTATAGTATATACTCTAAGTTTTACAGCTTCTGTACAATTATATGGTCCAGTTACATCGCAAGGTATTATTAAGAAAGTTGATACCTCAATGTATGCTGATGTACCGGTCAACTCACCAAATAGAAAACAAACATATACGGTTGAACCAGATCCCGTGGGAGCTACAGAGAACGATGATTTTGGATTCACCGATTCTTGGAGTAATTGGGAAGATGCATAACAAGCTAAAGCGATAAAGCGTAAAAGGAAATAGAAATGGCATTAACAAAAGTAAAAAATTCAAACCTAGATGATGCAGATTTAGTTGCTCTGGCGGGTAATGATGGATCCGCTTTAACCGGTATATCCGTAGCGCCCAGTAGCATTACAGGAGTTACATCCACTGCAGCAGAGTTAAATATCCTAGATGGAGTTACTTCCACTGCAGCAGAACTTAATATTCTAGACGGTGTAACATCTACAGCGGCTGAACTAAACATCCTTGATGGTGTTACATCTACTGCGGCAGAACTGAATCATGTTGATGGAGTAACCTCTGCCATTCAGGCTCAGTTAGATGCCAAACAAGCGAGTGATGCAGACTTAACAACCCTAGCAACTAATGGGATAGGCACATCAGCGAATCAACTGGTTCAGCTTGATGGCAGTGCTAAGTTACCGGCTGTTGATGGGAGTAATCTCACGGGCGTAGATAGCCTACCCACTCAAACAAGTCAGTCTGGCAAGTTCTTAACTACCAACGGAAGTGCGGCTAGTTGGGGAACTCCCGGTGGTGGTAAGGTTTTACAGGTAACATCATCAGTTTATACAGGTTACACCTCCGTATCTAGTAATAGTTTTACTGCTATTCCTATGAATGACTGGATGACTCCCTCATCTTCATCCTCAAAGATTTTAGTAATGGTTGCGGGTGGTGGTTTAGAACCCGTCAGCGCTGCGGGGGGTGTGGTTGTACAGGTCTGGCGTACCCTTAACAACGGAGGCACATGGAGTGCGTTACCATCGGCTGGTATGGCTTTTAATGCGTACAGTGAGGGTGCGTGTGCTGTAAGTATAACCTACCTTGATACCACAGTTAGCCAGACAACCCAAGTTGGATACCAACTGCGTGTAAAAGAGGATAACAGCAATACAGTATATATTAACTACTATGGTGAGGCAGACATGACGATGACATTAATGGAGATTGGAGCATGAGGAGGTTAATAGATAAAAGTGAAGCAATTAAATCACTAGACCCTACAGCACAGTTTATTGTTTACGATGGCACTAGCGTTGAGTGGTTTACCACACCAATGAGTGATGAAGTAATTGATGCAGAAGTTACTAGAATGGAAGCAGAAAAACCGTGGATTAACCTCAGAGAGCAACGCAACCATCTTCTAGCAGAAACAGACTTCCACGCTTTATCTGACGTAACCATGTCACCAGAGGTGGCAGAGTATAGAAAGTTACTAAGGGATCTTCCGGAAACAGTAGACATCGATAATCCAGTATTTCCAGACAAACCGTAACATCTATAATGAAACTTGATGAGACATTCGGAATAGAACCACAGGTCTTAACAACCTACGAAAAGCAAGAGGTTGTTAAGTCTGATTCTATGGAAGTCGACATTAAGAATGAT